AGGTGAAGACAACATTGCAGCAGCATCTGCATTGATGGCTTTGCTTCTTGCTTCATTAAGGATTGAATACTGAGCAGCTTGTCTACCAGTTGGAGACATCAAAGAAACAGCCAACTCAGCAGTTGCAGGATTGCCTGTCAAACTAAAGCTTTGTGCAATCTTGTCAATCTCATTAGAAGGAGTTTTGCTAGAAACCAACTTGTAAATATCTTGGTCTTGACGGAAAGGAACAACAGTATCTTTAAACTGTTGCATTGCACGAGCGTGTTCAGCGCCAGCAGGTGTATATACAGGGCGACCATTTAGAGTTCTTGGAGCAGCCCAAGCATCTACGTCATCAGCCATACCCTTGTATAACTGAGACAAAGCATTTACTTGCTTTTCATTGTATGCACCAGTAGGCACACCTTTTTGAACACGGCTTAGTTCAGCACCTACTGTTGACTGGAGGTCACGAAGCTCTTTATACGAGCCACCACCTGCTTGCAGTAGGTTGTTAGTACGCTCAATAACTTTGTTGATAACTGCTGTATCTGCAGTAGCAGGGAATTGATCCAAGACGTTAATCGTTGCATTGTTTGTGTTTCCTAATGGGATCTGAGTGTTGCCAGCCAACTTTTCTGCACGATCAAATACAGGGCTTACATTGTCTTTAGCAGTTCTGTATTGCTGACGCAGGTCTTTAGCAATAACAAGTTTTTCACCGCCTTCTTTAGTAACAGAAGCAGGTTTTACTTGCTCAGTTACTTTCTCAATCAGGTTTCTTACTTGCGCTGATTTAACTTGATTGGCATCTTGTGTTGTATCACCAAACTGACGAGCTTTACGCAACAAAGTTGAGCCTGGGCCGCCAACATCACCAACATCAATATTTACACCACGTTGAGCCGCTGATTCAATCAATTGACCAGTTACAGGATCTTGATAACGAGTACCAGATGTGACATTCCCTGCACGAGCTGCAACAGCACTAGCTGGCAAACCAGTAGCCAAGTTGATACCAAGCAGAGCCAATGGATTTTGAATATCAAAGACATTACGAGCAGTTTCTGCTGACCCTGTACCTACTGTTGCACCTGCTATTTGTGCAACTGGTTGAGCTGCCAAACCACGACCAACTGCTTGTGTAGTCGCTCTGCCTGATTGTTGAAGTAAGCCTCCAATACCACCCATAGCAGGAACACTTGCTACTGCACGAGTAACATTACCAATGGCTTTTTCAAAACCAGTTTCTGGTTGTGGCAAACCAAGCATATTTGCAAAGTTTGAAATTGCTTGGCTAGGTGGTTGCAATTGACTGCCAGTAGCTCTGTTCACTAACATATTTAATGGTGATCCAATAATGTCAGCAACTGGTCCTAAATAACCTTCCATGCCATAACGAGCAGTTAAGCCTAGTTGACGAGCAATAGAGTCTTGGTTTTGTTTTACAGGAGTTTGCGGTACAACTGGCTTGCCAATCATTGATGGGTCAATTTCACGGAAACCAGCATTTTGTTGATCTGGAGTAGCCATTCCAGTCAAATCAATCTTGGGTGTATTCTGTGTTGGTTGACCGAGTAATGAAGGATCAATATCTCTAAATGTAGCCATTTTTGTACCTACAACTTTCTCAACATAATTTTGCGTTTCTTTGAATGGTGGAACGCCACCATACTTTTGAACATTACCTGGTCCAGCGTTATATGCAGCCGCAACCAATGTAGGATCTTGGAATTGCTGTGTCAATTGGCCTAGATATTTAACACCACCACGGATGTTATCTTTCCACTCCATTCGATTAACACCCAAGTCTTTAGCAGTAGCACTCATTAACTGCATAGGTCCATAGGCACGATCACCAGTTCGTGTTTTTGGTCCTATTGCATTAAAAGCGCCACCAGATTCTGTCTCAACAATCTTTTGCACCAAAGAATAAGGAACGCCTTGCCTTTCAGCTTCTTGCCTAGCAAATTCGTAAACTTGTTCTTTGGTAGCCATTAGTCGTACACCCGATAAACGCCACTAGGCAATTGATAAGCAATTTTGCCTTTATCAGGACCTGACGTAACTTGATATTGAGGCAAATATTTACGCAAACCAGGCGCTTCAAACATTTGTCGTTGGCCTTGTGGTGATGCTTCCCACTTAGCAAGTACATCTGCACCAGCATTCTTTGGATCAGCAACAAAGTTATAGAAGTCTTGTTTACGCTTATTTGCTTCACGCAATACTGCCAAGTTGAAGTTTGTAGACTCTTTTGGATCTGTGATCTGAGCATTACGCTGACCATAGTAGCCAATCTCAAAGTTAGAGATTGCACCAACAGCTTCTTGCAAGCTTTCACCAGTCAATGCATTGATACCCTGACGAGCAGAAATAGCATTTGTTAAGAACTGCTTGTTGCGATCACCAGATACACCAAGGCTGTTAAAAACATTACCTAATTGAGTTCTGACATTGGTAAATGCACCAGTATCAAAATTTGGGCTATTGAATGCATTTTGCAGTTGGTCAATAACTGGAGCAGTCTTTTTAGCAGTTTGATAGCCTTTGTAAGCATCTGTAAGAATAGGCTTATATGCCTCATTCAAAGCAGCTTGAGCAGTACTAGGACCAGTTACTGGTTGAGCCACAGCGCCACCTTGACCTTGCATGGCAGGAGGAGTAACAAATGTATATGTTGGAGCGCCAGTCGCAGTTTGTGATTGGCGAGGAATATTAGCTTCACGAGCTGCAGTCTCTGTTGCAGTTCTTGCTGCCAATGATTGCAAAGCGCCATTTGCGTTAACAATTCCAATTACATTTTGATTGTTGTCAAAAGCGTATTGCTCACCTTTTTGCAACTCAGGCAATGTATTAAGTGCAGCAGCTTTAGCCGCACCTTGCAATACGTTTGTTTGAAATTGAGGTTGTCCGTCAACCATTGAGCCAGTTGTAACTGTCCCTGCTTTTGTATCAACTTTTGGAGCAAAACCAGTAATTTTTCCACCTGGGCCAACGATAAACCCATCTTGCAATTTAGGTTGCATTGCCGTTAATGTTTCACGAATCTGAGGTTGAGCAGGGTTTCCTGTTAAACGCAAAGAATCTGCTAAAGCTCTATTAAAATCAATTGGAGCATTCAAGATTGCTTGTTGGTTTTGAGCAGCAGTAACTGTAGGTCCACGGCCTTCTGCACCTAATGCACGTTGACCTGCTTGCATTGGCGTAGGAGCGTACTGCTCTAAGAAGCTAGAAACTTCACCACGCTGGCGTCGTTTCTCTTGCATCTCAGAAATAGCACGTTGACCACTCAAGTACTGCTCTGGTACTGAGTAAGCAGACTTCAGACCCATAGCAGGATCATTGCTCAACAATGAACCAAGCAAGAACTGTTGAGTAGCTTGCTTTTGAAGACTGTTCTTCTCTTCATCAGTAAGACCAGTAAGTGCCGCATCAGACAGCAAACCAAGATTGAACATATAAACTCCTTAAATACCCAACAAACCAAGCAAACCTTGGCGTGACGTAGATGAAGACTGCATACCAGAACCACCACCAACATTGAGACCCAATGCTTGGTTGATGATCTGTTGTTGCTCCAATGGCAGATTGCGGATGGCATCCAACTGTTGTTGTGAGAACTGTTGTTGAATAGTGCCAATGTTTGCCAAGTTCTGAGCGCCAGCAAAGCCCATCTGTTGACCACCTTGTGCAATATTAGACATCTGACCTGCAGCACCCAAACGCTGTTGGTTAGCAGTCAAACCTGCTTGTTGGTTAGCTAGATTAGCTTGCAAGAAGTTCTGAGCATTTGTCAAACCAGTTTGTTGGTTCAATCCTGCTTGTTGGGCAGCACGAGCATTGATAGCCGCTTGGTTAGCCAAACCTGCTTGGTTAAATGCAGAAGCACCAAACTGATTAGCTTGGTTCAAAGCACCCATGTTTGCCAGAGTCATAGCTTGCTGATTACCAGCATTAAACTGGCCCATCTGGTTCATAGCTGCAGCATTCTGCAAAGCCGCTTGGTTGGCAGCAGCACTACCAAACTGACCTGCTTGATTTAAAGCGCCCGCATTTGCGAGACCTGCTTGTTGCAGATTAGCTGCATTAAATTGAGCTAAAGCATTTTGTGCGGCAGTATTCTGAGCAGCAATAGTATTTTGCGCACCTGCACCAAATTGTGAGGCTTGATTAACAGCGGCTTGTGATGCTAAACCTGCTTGTTGCAAATTACTTGCGTTATATTGAGCCATCTGGTTTGCGGCAGCCGCATTAGCAAGGTTGGCGGCTTGTTGGTTCATTGTGTTCATCTGACCAACATTAAAGTCCATACCTTGATTGGCAATACCTGCTTGCAATCCAGTAGCTTGATTAGCTTGCGCAGCTTGTAAACCAGTAGCTTGGTTAGCACGACTTGCTTCCAAAGCAGCTTGTTGATTAGCCAAACCAAACTGACCTGCCAAAGCAAGAGCTTGCTGAGTAGTAGCTGCATCTTGAGCTTGGTTAAGTTGCTGTGCTTGCATAGTACGAGCAATGTCAGCCTCAGAAGCTTGTTGTGCAGCTTGGTAGGCGGCAGCATTCTGTTGTGCAACCAATCGAGCCGCATTCTCGCCAAACGCACGATTAGTCTCTGCTTCAGCAACACCCTGACGAGATCCACCAAAAGCTTTGGCAGCAGTAGCTTGGGCAGCAGTCTGTTGCTGTTGCAACTGGCGTGAACGCTCTAAGTCCTTCAAACTTTGCTCAGTAACAGCTTGTGTATATGGATTCATATACTGCTGAATATTCTGATTCAAGAATGATGCGGCTTGAATATCACGAACATTCTGACGGGCTTGAGGAGCAATTTGTCCTAAAGCTTCTGATGTAACGTCAGCACCACTTACTCGGTCAGCAGCAATACGCTCTGCGGCAATACGCTCTGCCTCTACGTCACGCACAGCTTCACGGGCTAATTGTGCTGCTTGGGCTTGTGCAGCTTCACCTGCTGTTTGCCCGCCAAATCTTTCTGCAGTATATCCAGTAGCCTGAGCCAACGATGCAGGAGCAGCTTGCGCACCACCAAATTGAGATGCTGTATATCCTTGTGATGCGGCTTGTGCAGCAGGACCTGCGCTAGAGAACTGACCAGTTGTAGCGTTATAACCTTGTTGAGCAGCCAAAGCCGCAGGGTCTACTCTAGCACCACGGAAAGCGTTGTACTGAACATTCTGAGGTTGGTAATTAGCAGCCTGACCAGCAACATCAAATGCGGCACGCATACCAGTAAACACTTCGCTATTAGGATCAGCAAAGTTACGATAGATCTGCGCACCAGTTAATTGGTCTTGGTTAAAACCTGCAAACTGCCGTGGAGCTAAACCTGCGGCAACACCCTGTGCGCTTTGTACGTTTTGCAAATAAGCATCACGCAATGCAGGATCAAGTTGCTGTGTTTGTTGACTTGAACCACCAGACATAATTACACCTCCGTAGAAAGCCAATAATGTGTTGGCTTCATGTTAAATTTAGATACAAAAGTTCTAGACCAACCCCTACGTCCTGTTAGGGTGATCCTTTGGCATCCCATGTGTTCAGCGAACTTTTGAATATGGGGGGTAAGTGTCTCTAGTTCCTCTAGATTACCACCTGCCAAAAATATATGCAAAACCTTCATTCTTGGAAAGTTTTGAACCTGAGTGACAACAGCACTATTCTCACTAGGCCACAATTGCATCGTACAACTGTCAATACAGTCGGCTACGTCCTGCAAATTATGAGTGTTATCGTATTCTAAAGCAGGTTGTAAGATTTTCTCTACTTTTTGAAAAGATACAGCCCATAATGGTAGTTCACCATTAGTTTTGTACTTCTCATAGTCAATCATCTCAAACTGCCAGGCTTTCCATCAAAACGAATAACACCAACTCGCCAATCAGTTAATCTCACGCCTTCAATCTTTGCAGCTACCTGTCTTCCACTAATTCGGACAGAAGTAGGGTTAGCCATTGAATATGGGCCATGATTGTATTCAGTAGCATTAGGATAGAACTTAGTGCTAAACCGCACTTGCACATCACCTGCAGTCTTTTCATCAGGAACCAGTCCTGTCAGACTCATAGTCCTATCACCAACACCTAACTCTACTGGTCCAGACTCTGCAAAAATAGTCTGTGAGTCGTAATTAAAGCCAATTTCATGCTCATAGACATATCCGTCTGTAGACACCATGATTGGATTGGAGAATATCCCACGATCTGTACCGCAAGTACGAGCCAAAGTGCCAATAGCCCAATGATTCTCACGATAGTTGTAAGAAACGTAAGAATCTACCTCGTTTGATCCAGAACTAGGGTAAAACCACCAAATCTCACCATAAGCAGAATTATGGACGCAGTAAACCTTAGATGATTGAGTCATGTTCATGTTGCTGAACACATAATCAGATACATCTGAGTTCAAAGGCTTAACATAGCCATCGTATATCCAGAATCCTGATCCAGACATCCAAATACAAGCATTGTCAGTAGCTGCTACTGCTTGCTTAGAGATAACACCACAACCTGTACCTACACGCTCAAAACTGTAGATAAATGGTGGGCCAATGTATGTTGCAGTATGTACATCTACATCTGTAAACAGAATAGTCGCACCACGAATTCGTTTGGCACATTGCAAAGAACCAATAGTGGTCAACTCAAAGTCACCAGCTTGGTTTGTAGCAGCAGGAGTCCAGATTGTGTTGTCCTCTTGGTCACACCATTGGACTTTACGGGGATTGCCACCTGCTCCCAAAGCAAATAAGAATCGTTCTTGAGTAACAATCAGACCAGTACAGCTTGTTGGTGCGTTAGTAATTACTGCGGCATCAACACCAGTATCCAGTTGCCATTCAAGCAACTTACCATCTTTTGATGAGCAAGCTACCAAATACTGACCCCAAGTATCCATGCTCCATGTAGTAGCAGGAGTGTATTGGCCTAAGTCTGGTCTAGCAACACCATAGGCAAAGTTGCCATAAGTGCTATAGCCATAACCAATCTTCAAAACAGCATCAGCATCACCAACTGTAAAACCTGTTGGAGTGATGTCTGTCAAAGTACCGCCTTCATTCATTGCATATAGCTTTGAATGTGTACCAATTCCGATACGTCTATTATTGCTGTTGTCTCGCCAGTTAATCAACCCACGAGCCATTCCACTCAATTGTGTAGATGAACGCTTACGCCATCCACCAACAGGGCGAATAGTGCCTTCATACCAACGAACTAGATTAGAACTGTTCCAGCGCCCTTTAGACTGGTATTCAGTACCATTCTTGTAAACACCTGGAGGAATTTGGAGAGGAATGTAGGCCATATTTGTAGTCTATCAGGTAGGTAGGTTAGACACAAAAGTCATTGTAGCAATCAAAGATGCTGTAGATGGATAGTTTCCTCCTGCAGCATAGTGTTGGATACTTACAGCCGTGTTATCAGTTTCCCACCAAAGTTCAACATAATCAGTTGCATTTAAACTAACAAAGTAGTTCCAACCTGCAATCAAATGTCCATGAGTTCCACCATGACTGTTAGGTATAGAAATATAACCAGTTGAACCAGTTACTACTGTTCCATTTATTTTCAACCAAACACGGACATCGTGGATCTGAGTATCAGAGTTTTCAAACTGACCAGACCATTGAAGATTCCAGATACCAGCGTCTGTAACTGTTATTCTTGAACCACTAGCAACACTTACACCATTGGCGTAGTCTGTAGTATTCAACGTCATTGCATAAGCAGTATTTGCAGATGCAGCAGTCTGGTCTGTTGTGTCTTGAAATGCCCCATAAGGGATATTTAAATATCTACCACCTCTTGGACCACTCAATGATTGAATAGTATTGACTAACTTAGTAAAAAACAGCCTCAAAAGATTATTGTTCTGATTCTGAACATCTTGAGAATAGACAATGCCTGATGTCCCCAAAGGAGGAATAGCAGGTACATCTAATTGCTGTTTTACATTAGCCATTACTTCTTAATCCATGTCTGCCACACAGCACCTGCGGCAACGATAACGCCACCAATCCATAGAATTGGTTGAGCAATAGAAGCAATCCACCCAAGAACTTTAATAGCTCCTTGGGCAGCATCAATGGCTTCTACAAGACCTTTTGTGTTGTTGTCAATACGATCAACCTTGCTTTCAACAGCAACAAGTCTTTCGTAGATTTGCTCGTGGCTTACATCACTCATGGTGCATCAGGCCAAGTAATAGTCCAAGGAAATCCAGATTGCGCTGTGACATCACGCAAAGCCTGGCGATATGTTGCCCATGCTTGTTTGTCAACAGGTGCATCAGCTACTTGTGTCCAATCAGAAGCAGTAAGTTTGTCATTACGTTCAGCACGAACTTGACCTGCTTTTTCTTCATCAGGAATAACCTCAACAGTAAATACACGATTTACTTGAGTGCCATCAAATACATAGTTAGGGCCAGCAATTCGCTCACGCTCTGTGTGCGTTGGCTCATCACCTACGATTGGGTACAGACCAAACGCTTCTAAACCAGTCGCACCAACAGGAATGCTGGTGTTGCCCACTGATGTGGGCAATGTTACGTTGTAGCGAGTGATCTCGCCATTTTCAATGAGTGCGTACATTAAAGTTGTCCTCCGTCTGTGATTGTTCCAGTTTTTGTAAAGTCACCGCCAGTGCCGCTATTTGTTCCTTGCGATGCTGGATCAAAGCGCACATAAATTGGTGGTGTTGGAATTGCCGCTGCAGTTATTTGGGCTGATAAGTTAACTGGATAACCAAACGCATCACGAAACTTCAAGCGTTCGGACTCTAGGCTAAAGTCAATGTAGCTGGTTGTCATGTACATCTCAGCAAGACCGCCATCTAAGTACCCCGAACCATTGTTCCAGCCAATTATTGGGGCCATTAAATCATGCGCAATATTAGCATTTGTGTAAGTTGAAACAATTAACGATTGGCTTACATCATTAATATACACAAACCTTTTTGCAGCATTTGTCATATCAAAACAGTATCTAACAAAGTAATTAATGCCAGTGGCAATGGTTGATGTGTTTGTTTGCACCGACAAAATAGTTGTACCCGCTGAATTTGTTGCAACAAAAGTTAATGGCTGAGTACTTGTAGAAGAAAGTAAAATTCTTAGCCCACTACTGCCATACAAAATTCCAGCCTGAGAACCTGGGTAATTAGTTACATTAATCCAAAATGAACCACTGACAGTAGAACTTGCGCTTACACCTGACATTGTTGAACGGCTGAGACGTCCAGTCGTTCCATTGAATACCGCCTTATTCCCCCAAAACTCATTAGGCCCACGCGCACCTGTGTACGGGCCAGAGTTGACCGTGAAGTCGCCACCAGTGCCGTAGTTCTTGCCAGCGTTGTTGCCGTACATCGGCAAGTAAATCAAAGGGCTTGTGCCAGTTGGAAGTTCACCTGTAGCACCAAGGTCTACTGGCTTGGCGTCAATACCTGTTCCGCTTACAAATTTGGCGCGGTTGGACGCGACAGATAGGTCGATGTAGCTGGTGTTGAACCAGAGTGCGCCCAGTTTGCCGTTGTAAAAAGCCGAGTTTGTTGAATCTGCGCTAACGTTATATCTGGGCGTTGTGGTTATTGCAAAATCAATGTTGTTGTTTGTATAGGTTGCCCAAGTCACAGCAACAGATTGACCATTAACGTAAACATGACGTTTAGCCGTGTCTGATAAATCAACAGATACATCTATCACATAATTGCGCCCAACAACAAAAGTACCCGATGAAAAGTTAATAGTCAGAACGTTGGTTCCAGCGGATGTATATCCGTTTAAAACGGCTGTTCCACCAGACTGCAAATAAAATCTAAACTTCACATCTGATGAAGATGAAAAAGAAATGACATTGTGTGCTCCAGCAGAAAGCGCATCAGGCTGTAATGTGCAATGCAACGTGAAAGTATTGCTATCAGCAATCCCCGTAGGCGCAGTCGTCCTCGACAAATAATCCGCACTTCCATCTAAATCACTATAAGGCGCGTTGTACTGATTTGGCCCACGACCAGAGCGTGCAATTGTGCCAGTCAACGTAAAATTTCCACCAGTGCCTGTGTTAGTTCCCACAGTAGTTGGGTCGCTCATTGGCAAATACAAAATCGGATTAAGTGCAGCTTGACCAGCGGCAGGTTTTAGGTCTGCGGTAACAAACAATCTGCGGTTTGCTTCAACACTCAGGTCGCGGTAAGTGTAGTCAAGGTACACATTGGAGAGGCGTTTTGTGCCATCCGCAGAGCTTCCATTACTGCAAATGTCATGCTGCAAACATGTGAAATCAATGTTGTTGTTTCCGTATGTCGTCCATGTTGCGCCGACAGCAACATCATTCATGTAAATACGCCGGTTGGCGGCGTTTGCCAAATCAACAGAGATGAGGACGTTAACAAATGTTCCAGCAGGAACAACCGATACTGTTGTCACATCCAACGTTGCCGTTCCCGATGTTGTCCATCCACGAATACGAACAGTTTGACCAGCGCCCACTTCAACCAGAAAACGACCTGTTCCGGCGTTATTTGCGTAATAAACAAAACCCAGTGGTGCGCCGACAGGAATCCATGTCCAAAAACTAAACGTAAATGTTTTACCGTCCGTGTTTCCAGTCAAATCAGAAGTGCGACGCAGGTAGTCATTCGTGCCATCAAAGTCGACCGCTTCGGCTTGCGTTGCAGTGGCCGCGACCTGTGAAGTGTTTGAGCTAAACATCAATCACCTCACAAGTAGTTCTGACCAGCAACAGAACCCCACCAGTATGTACCATCTGCGGTAAATACAAATTTATCACCCTTACTTGCTGTGCTTGTGATTGTTGGAGCTGTGCTAGAAGGCCACTTTACTGCAGCGGGCCATGTAACTGTGCGTGAACCTGTCCCATCTTGTTTTTGCAACAAGATAAAAGATTTTCCTGCTGTTGCAGTAGGGAAAGTGTATGTACAGTTACCAGTTAAAGTAAGAATTTGTACTGATCCATCAGACAAACTGATTGTGTAGGCAGTAGAAGTGTTCGCTGTGTTAACTTCCTCGGTGTATCCATTAGTAAACACACCAGCTTCAATAGTCTTGTTAGTAAGAGTCTGCGTACCGCTAGTAGTTACATCACCACTTGCAGGAGCAGCAAAACCTATGTTGCCAGCCCCATCTGTTTTCAATACATAATTCGCTGTGCTATCGCTAGTTGGTAATGTGAAAGCAGAGACAAATGATGTTAAGTTAGAGTCATAAGCTTGCACATTTGTGCCAATAGCAAGACCCAATGCTGTTCGAGCATCACTTGCAGTAGCAGCTCCAGTACCGCCTTTAGCAATCTTTAGTACAGGGCCAGTATCAAACAACGCATCAATAGTGTCTAAGTCTGTATTTAACTTAGTACCCCATGAGTCTGTTGAAGCGCCAACTTCTGGCTTCGTTAAGCCTAGATTCGTGGTTGTTGTATCTGCCATGTTTTACCCCTAAGAGACGTATTTAAACTGAAACTGTTGTCCAAGATTCTGAAACATCCTCAATTGGAGTCCAAGTCTCAGATGTATCTGCTTCTGTTTCCCATTTTTTCCTAGCATTTATTGAAACACTAGAAACATCAATAATTATTACTTCACCAGGACGCTTTCGGTTGTATTGAATTGTTAACTCACTTGTGGCAACAATATTTACATTACCGACTGCATCAATACCACCTGCGACTGTTAATACAGATTCTCCTGCAATACTAGCCGCACTATTTGCTATCCTTACTGCGTCTACAGATACAGAGCTAGTAGAGAAAATCTCAAACTGAGCATCTTTTATCTTGTCGCCAGCAACAACTACAGTAGAAGTAGACTCAATTGCAAGCGCACCTAAGTACGCTCCATAGGAGTATCTGCCTCCGCTGTAATCGCCACGCCCGTAAGCAGCCATATCAACTCAATGTGATAGACAAACTTGTAGCAGGAATACGGAAAATATCCCCGTCGTTAATATCTTTTGAAGTGGTCAATGGAGCCCAAGCAATCAAATTGCCACTAGTTGAAGCATCAAAAATTGCTGCCCAACCAATTGTTCCCCAATTACCACCAGAAGCCGCTGCAAACTCAATAGCAGCCGCATTCGTAAAAGTTGTTGCTGTGCCACTACCAGAGATAGTTCCTGTAGCTACACGGGCATAACCATTACCAGTCACCTCTGTGCCACCACCAGAATCACTAGGTGCGGCAGTAAACAAACCAACATACCAAGCTGTTGGACGGGTAGCAGAACTACCTGTAAACAACCATGTCAGAACGAGGTTTTCTGTGTAGTTACTAAAAGAAGACATATATCACCCCAAAGAACGGGCTCGAACAATAGGAGTAGAAGAAACAGATGCCCTTTGATCTGCAACCTCTATGTCGCCCAAGGAGTTGGTATACAACTGACCCCATGTGGCAAGACGTTCATCGTCTTTCAAGTACGGACTTGCTTCTAACAAAGCTCCGTACAAGTACAAGTCTGGGGCATAAGCCAGAAGCCAGTTGCTTGTGTTTGAATCACTCAGCGCAGGAATCTTAGCATAATATGTAAGTTCTGCGGAATAAGTTTGATCTGGTGCAGGGATGAATTCCAACTGCGTACCAGTAATTGTGTAATATGCTGGCTTACCAGTAGAAATGTACCTACTGGCCTTCAAGTTATCACCATAAGCCTCAGTTACAAACTCAAGCCTAACAATAGGACTTGTGTTTAACTGAAACTCTTTTGCCTGTAACCAGTCTGATGGGTATGCAAAGAATGCTGTTTCAATCTGTCCATTCGCACGTTTAATCATTTGGCGAACACGCAACTTACGATTGAACTTTGCTTCTGCAAGAGCAATAAAACTAGGAATAATGCTAGTCAGATCATCCCGATTTAGATAATCCGCTATCGTAGTTTTAAGTCCTGCAAAAGTATCAAGTGCCATTTTCTACATCCCTGCACATCAATGTATGCTCATGTTTGAATTCAAATGAACCAATATGATGAACCTCTTTTGAAAGGTCTTGGTCAATATAGGTTTTAGTGCCGTTCTCGGCAGCTCTGCGACAAAACCAGACATCTTCGCCCATGTAGTCTTGTGCATTTGGAACCCAAGGGATAGCAAACCAAGGATATTCCATTGTCTTGTAGACCTCGGCTTTTACGAGCATTACACCCATGCCGCAGTAATCTACATCAACTAATCCAGTTGAATGGTCTTCAGTATATACCCTCTGAATAGTTTTTGCATCCTCATCTGTGGTATTTTTTCGTACCGCAATAGGTTCAGTAGGGAATCTACGTTTAGCATAGTTGGCACAAACGATACCAGTATCATGCTGCAATAATCGGACTATGGTGTCCTTTGGAAAGCGCATATCGCTATCCAACCATAATGTGTGTGTGCAACCTGCCTCAATAGCAGATTTAGCCAAATCCTGACGCTGAGCTGACAATAATGTGCCAGAGCTAGTGTACAAAACTACCTTGTGGTTAGTGTTGCCTACTGTAAACCCAACCAATCTGGCTAGGTCATAAGAAAATCCAGAATTAACAAAGTCCCGTGTTGGAATCAAAACTCCAATGGTCTTACTATCCATTAAACTTCTCCAGGTCTTGTGCGAAATGCACGATTGTCAGGATCGTTGAGCCAACGCTTCATAAAAGCTTGGTCATCAAGTTTTCCTTCAGCTTTCATTTGATAGTACAAAGCCATTGGGATAGATGCCACATGGTGCATATCTCCATTCCAATTTGCTCGTTCATCAAAAGATTTAAATCTCTCTTTGTTCTCCTCAACTACTTGAGTAGCATCAATTACTGTCTCAATAGTAGCTTGGTCAGTTTGAGCATCGTAATGCCAAAGCTTCTTGGTTCCCATGATGGGATCAAAGTCAAAGATTTTTGTTGTCATAAGTTAAAAAGGGTGGGTAATTAGCCCACCCCTTAGTTCAGATTAAGACTGAATTGTGCTGTTCAAGTCGTAAACAGCGCCATGAGCTTTTTCGTTCTTCACTTTCAAGCCCCACTCAACCAACAGCATACGCTTCTCGGCATCGCCTGTTTTAGCCAGTTCAACTGTCTGGAATGGACGCAGATAAGCAATGCTTGCGTACTCGGGATCAAGCACGAAAACATCACGCTCACGTTGGAAGCGGTTGGGAACAATGCTCACGTTACCAAAGTCTGAGACATAGATGTCTGCAGCGGCAATGATAGTGGAAGGACGTGGGCCATTGACGTTGAAACGCTGACCAGCAATACCAGTCATCTTAGACAAGTTCTGCTTGTTAACAGGACCAGCCATGACCATAGATGGGTTGCCACCTTGTGTCCAGACTTTCTGGATAACGTCCTTCAACAATGCTTCGCTGAAAGAACGCAAGTCGCCAGCAGTAGCGTCTGTGCGGTCATCAGTTGGGATTGTTGTGTAAGAAGGATCGCCACCGCCTGTACCTTCGTTTGTATTGGTCTTCAAGAAGGCCAACAAAGCGCCAGTCTTACGAGCTGTAGATGTGTCACCAGCAACAGCACCTTGGTTTGCCAAGGCAGTTGTCTCCATGTCACGCTTTAGCTCAGCAGATTTTTTAGCCATTTGGTAGCTCAACTCAGAGCGACGACCTGCTTTGTCAACAGCTTCCAAAGTACCAGCGATGATTACGTCTTTACGGCTGATCTGGGTGTAGTTGCCCAAACGAACTGTAGGAGTAACAGCGGTGAAAGAAGTGATGTCATCGCCCTCGATCTGCGCATTAGTTGTAACAGCAGAGGCCAAATCATCTGTTTGCCATTCAAAGAATGTGTTGGAGACGTTCTCACGACCAACATTAGACATGAATGGAGTCTCTTCTGGAGAGATCTGATAGATGACGTTGGAAAGGTCCTCACGAATGCCTTTAGCATCGTATCGTGTGTATGTATTCGTTACTGCAGCCATGATAATTCCTTAAATAAATTTCTCGAAAAGGGATGCGGCATCTCTGACGCTTCCAGATTGTGCAAGACGCTTTTTTGCGTTATTTAATTCACCAGACTTAGAACCTACGCTACCCGCTGAACCTGGACTTGCCATTTTCGGAGCTTTTTTAATCTTTGCTTGGAATTCTGGACGTTTACTCATCATCTGGTCATACTTCCACGCCTTGTGAAGCGCAAGTAATGCCCGTGAATCAGTAATGCCGTTCAGTTCCTGCTCGGAAAAGCCCAAAGCCTGACCATACTCCAATAAAGCCTTACCTTCTGCTTTAGCTTTCTCTGGAGAACTCCACTCAGGAATTTTCTCTTTCAAACGTGCAGTTTCCTGCGCTAAAACAGCTTGTATCTGCTTTTGTGTCTCAGCTTGACGCAATTGATTAAGCCTATCTTGCTCTGCTTGTACTGCGTATTTCTGCTGTTGTCTACGCTGATGTGATGTCCATTGACGGGCATACTCAGTTGGATCTTCAGCTTCTAAACGATTCCAATCAGGCTCTGGAGGCTCAAACTCCTGCAATTTCTGCTGTAATTGTCCTAATATCTGAGCGTATTGTTCACGCTCACCACGTACTTGCTGAAACTCAGACTCGACTAATTTCCGCTCTTCTGCCAGTTTCTGCGTTTTCCGTGTGTAGTCAGCTTCACGTTGGTAGCCTCGGATAAGTTCATCCTTTGGGACTTCGATTTCTTTGCCATCAACTTTGACAACAAACTTCTCATCCCT